GGTGCTGTTGCAATCTATGCTGAACAAAGAGCAACTAATCAAACATATGTAATTTATAAAAATGACAAAGTTTTTAATGACTCTGAAAAAGTTGTATTTAGTGAAAGTGGTGTAGAAGCAACTGTACTGGAAACAACTGTAGGAAATACAAACATACTGAATGATTTTATTTTAGACAATGGGCAAAGAAAATATTTCTATGATTTTGGAAGATTAGTTAGAAAAAATTATTCCAAAGAACCATCACATAGATTAAAAATCTATTTTGACAGATTCTCATATGAACCTACTGACAATGGAGATGTAATAACTGTCAATAGTTATCCAACTTCAATCAGTAAAAATAAGATAGCTTCATATTCTAATGTAAGGAATTTAGATGCTATTGATGTAAGACCAAGGGTAATAGACTATAATACATCCAGTTCAGTAAGTCCTTTTGAATTTGGTTCTAGAAATTTCTCTGGATCTGGATCTAATGCATATCAAATTCTTGCATCTAATGAAGATTTTGTTTTTGACTATTCATTCTACTTACCAAGAACAGATAAACTCACTATCTCAAAAGAAGGTATTTTAGATTTAGTTGTTGGGCAATCCAGTGAGAATCCAAAAATTCCAAAAATATCTCCAGAGGTTCTAGATTTAGCAACAATTAAATCAAAACCTTATGTTTATGATATTGATCAAGACATTGAAATCTCATTGACAAATAACAAGAGATTCACTATGTCAGATTTGAGGGATATTGAATCTAGAGTTTCTGCTTTAGAATATTATACAAGTCTATCATTGTTAGAAGTTTCAACTCAGAACTTACTTATTGAGGATGAAGATGGATTTAATAGATTTAAATCTGGATTTTTTGTAGATGATTTTAGTTCATATGAGTTTTCTGATGTAGAGTCTCCAAATTATAGAGGTCAAATTTCTAATAATAGTCTTTCTGCCCCAGTCATCACTGACAGAGTAGATTTGACTATGTACAGTGATAATAATCAAGAATTTTTAAATTTAAATAATACAAATTCAAATAATTTAAAACTAACAGGAAGCATATTAACCATTGATTACACTGAAGTTGCTCATCTAACTCAACCATTTGCTAGTAGAGTAACAAATGTAAACCCATATGGTGTAGTAACTTGGTCTGGAAATCTAACTCTAAATCCAAGTAGAGATTCTTGGACAGTAAATGTTTCAAGATTTACTAATCAGAGAGAAGTTGCATTTATTAGATCTAGAAATATTGAGTTCATAGCATCTAGATTAAAACCAAATACTAGATTTAAATTAAAATTTGATTCTAGAGATTTGAGTGTAACAAATACATATACTTTCCCCAAATTACTAGAAGTTTCAAATGTTTCTGGTTCATTTACTGTTGGAGAAACTGTTGTAGTTTACAATCCAAGCAGAACTAATGTTATATGCCAATTTAGATTATGTTCTGGAAATCATAAAGATGGTCCTCATGATGCCCCAACATTAGTATACACAAAGAATCCATACTCACCATCAGTTGGAATTTCATCAATTTATGGTCCCCAATCAACTCTATTAAATGTAGATACATCTTCTTTACAAATAGCCAATATTTCAAATTTCTATGGCAATATTTTAAAGAACTCTACTTTGGTTGGAAGAACTTCTGGTGCTACTGCTAAAGTTTCAGATAATAGATTGATAGCAGATGATTCTGGATATTTAAAGGGAAGTATCTTCATTCCAGATTCTGATACAAATGAATTAAAGTTCAGAACTGGTGCTACTACAGTTGAAGTTCTTCAATATACTTCCACAGGATTTAGTGGTGAGAAATTTAGTTCTGCTGGAACAACATTTATTTCATCTGGAATAATAGTTTCACCTCCCCCACCACCAATCAGAAATATAGATCCATTAGCACAAACATTTCTTGTTTCTGAGGAGAATGGAATTTTCCCATCTTCAGTAGATGTATATTTCTCATCCAAAGATTCAACTCTTCCAGTATCAGTACAAATTAGAGAAGTCTTCAATGGAATTCCTGGTGGATCAGATAAAATTGTAGGAACTTTGGAGAAAGTTTTAGATCCATCTGAAGTGAGAATAAGTTCCAATGCAACTGTTGCTACTACATTTAAATTTGACAATTTAACTAGACTTGAGGGTGGAAAGGAATATTGTGTAGTATTATTATCAGATTCCTCAGATTATAATGTATGGATTTCTAGAATTGGAGATGTTGAAATTTCAAGTGCAAATAGTTCTGAAGTTCAAAAAATTATTATCAATAAGCAACCAACTTTAGGGTCACTATTTAATTCTCAAAATGGAACTACTTGGACTCCAGTTCAAACTGATGATCTTAAATTTATATTGAAGAAATGTGAATTTGATACTGCAGGAGGAACTGCAAGATTCTACAATTCTGATGTTTATTCAAGATCTTTAGAATATAAATTACCAGAAAATCCAATTTCAATAACTGTTGGAGATTCTGCTCCAAATAATGGATACTATATGTTAATAAATCATCCAAACCATGGGATGAATTTATCTGGCAATAAAGTTAATATTAGTGGAGTAATTTCTGATGTTTTACCTACAACACTTTCTGTTGGTTATGGATTAACTGCAAGTGGACCTATCAGTGTAACAGATTCAACAATATTTGAGAATTTTGAAGGTTCTGCTGTAGGACCACTAAATGTTGGATACATTGAAATGAATGGAGAGATCATGAAGTATGAAGGTGTTTCTTCTGGACAACTTACAACAATAACCAGAGGAATTAACAATACTTTACAAGTTGAACATCCACAAAATTCTCTAATTTATAAGTATGAATTCAATCAAATATCCCTAATTGGAATCAACACAGAACATTCAATTTCTGGTGTTGGAACCATTGGATTAGATTCTTACTATGTTCAAATTAATTCTGGAGTTGGTAAGTCATTTACCTCATCTAAATTTGGAGGAGGAAGTTTAGTTTATGCTAGCAGAAATAAATTGTATAATTCTGTAGGCATTAGTTCTGAATTTGTTGAGTTGTGCAATGGAACAACTTGCAGTGGATCTATTAGATCTATAAGTGCAAAGAGTATTAGTGGAAATGAAGTTCCATTTGTAGATAAAGGATATGAATCAGTTAATATTGATGGAACTACTACATTTACAGATTTGAGAATGGTTTCATCTAAAGTAAATGAGTCTCAATATCTAAATGCTACTCAATTTGTTGGCAATAAGTCATTGACTTTAGAATTTAATTTAGGGACATCTGATTCTAATGTGTCTCCAATAATTGACATTAATAATTCTTACTTAACCACTAATAGCTATAGAATAAATCAACCAATAGTTGGTATAGCATATACTACAGATAATTCAATTAATTCAAATATTGATGATCCCCATGCATTTATTCACATTACTGATAGAGTTGATTTATCTCAAAGTGCAAATGCCCTAAAGGTAATTTTTGATGCATACAGACCAGCAGAAGGTGACATTAGAGTTCTTTATAAAATTTTCAGAAATGATTCTCCAGATGAGGATCAAATCTGGCAACTATTCCCAGGATATGATAACTTAAACATTGATGGATCCATCAAAAATATCAATGCAAATAGTGGAAATTCCGATAAATTAGTACCAATCAGCAGATTGAATCAATATCTGGAATATCAGTTTACAATGAACAATCTCCCAGATTTTACTGGATTTGTGATCAAAATAGTGGGTCCAAGTACAAGTCAAGCTAAATCTCCAATCATTAGAAATCTTAGAGCAATAGCTATCAAGTGATGGAAATTAGATATGTACAAGTGGAAGGTCACCCTGGACTTATTCGTGACTTGAAGACTAATGCAATACTTAATACAGACACCCAGGCATCATTACAGTATACTTCACTAAAAGAAAGGAGATTGAAGGAAAAGGAAAAATTTAAAGTTTTGGAAAATGAAATTAGTGACCTAAAATCTAGTATAAATGAAATTAAACAATTGTTAAAGGAAATTGTCAATGAATCATGAAGAATTAAAATTAGAAAGTGTTTCTAAGTTATTTGAGTTTGAAAAAATTTCCAGAGAACTGGATACATGTACAAATACTGATTTGATGAGAAACATTTGCAAATGTTATGTAAAACTTTATTTGGCTCTTGAAGAAAGGATGCAAGATTTGGATTTGTTACCACTAGACTAAATAGTTAAAAATTTGTTGAAATAATGGCAAAACCAGCATCAAGACAAGAATTAATTGATTATTGCTTAAGGCAACTTGGTGCTCCAGTTTTGGAAATTAATGTTGCAGAAGAGCAATTAGATGATAGATTAGATGATGCCCTTCAGTACTTCAATGAAAGGCACTTTGATGGTGTGGAAAAAATGTTTCTTAAGTATAAAATTACTCAAGAAGACATTGATAGGGGAAGAGCTAGAGGTAATGATAAATCTGTAGGTATAGTTACCACAACTGCAACTAGTGGAAATAGAACTGTAAACTGGGAAGAAAATAGCAACTATATCCCAGTTCCAGATTCTGTAATTGGAATTGAAAGAATATTTAAACTTGACAATAGAACTATTTCTTCCAACTTATTCAATGTAAATTATCAATTATTTTTAAATGATATTTACTGGTTCAGTTCAACTGAATTACTAAATTACTTTGTAACTAAAAGATATCTTGAAGATATTGATTGGATTGTCAATCCAAATAGACAAATTAGATTTAACAAAAGACAAAATAGACTTTACTTGGACATTAGTTGGGACACTCTTCAGGTAGATCAATATCTGTTGATTGAATGCTATAGAATTTTAGATCCAAATGATTATACAAAAGTTTATAATGATTCCTTCTTAAAATTATATTTAACTGCTTTAATCAAAAAGCAATGGGGACAAAATTTAATTAAATTCAATGGTGTAAAACTCCCAGGTGGTGTTGAACTGAATGGAAGACAAATTTATGATGATGCAGTAAAAGAATTAGAACAAATCAGATCTAGAATGCTAAGCGAATTTGAAACTGCTCCATTCGATCTAATAGGATAATATGTTAAATCCATTTTTTATTCAGGGTACTAACTCTGAACAAGGTCTTATACAAGATTTAATTAATGAACAATTGAAAATGTATGGCATAGAAGTTTACTATATGCCAAGACAATATGTTTCTACTGGAAAAGTAATTAAAGAAGTTTTATATTCAAAGTTTAAAACAGCATTTCCAATTGAAGCATATCTAGTTAATTATGAAGGATTTGATTCAAATAGTATAGCACTTTCCAAATTTGGAATTAGAATCTCTGATGAAATGTCATTGATTATTTCCAAAGAAAGATTTGAATTATACATTTCACAATTGATGGATGCAATACCAGATGTTCCTAATGTACTTAGACCTAATGAAGGTGATTTAGTTTATGTTCCATTATCAGATAGTATAATGGAAATAAAATATGTTGAAAACAGAAAACCATTTTATCAATTACAAAAAAATTATGTTTATGAATTAAAATGTGAACTGTTTGAATATGAAGATGAAGAAATTTCTACTGGAATTGCTGAACTGGATGACAATTTTGCAGATATTGGGTATGGTGCAGTTCTATCTCTTGTTGGTCTTGGAACAACTGCATCTGCAACAACTACTGTAAGGAATGGAGCAATTCAAACTGTAAACTTGATTTCTGGTGGATACAGATATTCAACTCCACCATCTTTAAGCATATCTTCTCCAACTTCAGGAGTCAGGGCAACAGCAGTTGGAATAATAACTTCTGCTAGAAAATTAACTAGTGCTAAAAGTGTTCACAAAATTTACATAGAAAATCCTGGCAGTGGATATGATCCAAATAATCCTCCAACTGTAACATTTTCTGGAGGAAATGGATATGGAGCATCTGCAAATGTTGCAATTTCAACTCTTGGAAGTATTGGTCCAATTATAGTAACAAATTCTGGACAAGGATATTATGAAAAACCAATAGTTACTATCTCTTCTCCTGGAGTAGGAAATGGAGTAACTGCAATAGCAGAGGCATTCTTAAATTCTTCTGGAGGAATTTCCACAATAAGAATTATTAACTCTGGATATGGATATACTGTTACTCCAACTGTAATAATTTCAGCAGGAGCTACAGTATCTGTAGGAAACTATATATTTGGGGAGTCTGTAACAGGATCTGTATCTGGAGCTATGGGAATAGTTAAAGATTGGGATTCTGATACCAAAAAACTTAAGGTTTCTGGTATGGGAACAGATTTTGTTGTTGGGGATTTAGTAGTTGGAGCTGCTTCAAGTGCTACTTATAGAATAGGTGGATATAATACATATTCATTAGTAGATGCCTATGATAATTCAGATGTCATAGAGCAAGAGGCAGATGACATTTTAGATTTCACTGAAGTTAATCCTTTTGGAGAAGTTTAAATCATTAAATAGTATAGTTAGGAACTTTTTACAATGCTTGGCAATTATTTTTACCATAGGGGAATTAGAAAAACTGTAACTGCTTTTGGAACGTTATTCAATAATATTCAAATCAGACATTTTGATGATGCTGATGTAAATCCAGTTTCAGTATTAAAAGTTCCTTTGGCATATGGACCAATTCAAAAATTCTTGGCAAGGATTGAACAAAATGCATCTGGTGACAGAAAAACTGCATTAACTCTCCCCAGAATGTCATTTGAAATGACTTCTATTGATTATGATGCCCAAAGAAAATCATCAATAACTCAAACCTTTAAGGCATCAAAAATTGAAGATGGTAAATCAGTCAACAAAGTTTTTATGCCAGTTCCATATAATATTGGATTTGAATTGAATATTATGGGAAAATTGCAAGATGATGTGCATCAAATAGTAGAACAAATACTTCCATATTTTCAACCAGCTTTTAATATTTCAGTTACATTGATTCCAGAAATTAATGAGAAAAGAGATTTACCAATAACTCTCAATAGAATTGGATTTAGAGATGATTATGAAGATAACTTTAGTACTAGAAGATTGTTAATTTATACTTTAAATTTCACAGTTAAAACTTACTTCTTTAATGAAATCCCAGAAGATAGTCAAGGATACATTAAAAAAGTTCAAGTTGATTATGCAACAGATGCAATTCTCAATGCAAAAAGAGAAGTTAGATACACTGTTACACCAAAAGCACTTCAAGATTATAATAATGATAATATAATTGATTCAACTGATGATGTATTGATTGAATTTGGAGATGATTTTGGATTTAATGATGAGATAGTAGAATTCCAAGATTTTAAAACTTATAGTACTTCTCAGGGAATTGATGTGGACGTATGAAAATGAAAGAGAAGTATGATGGGATTGAACAAGCATTAGACATTGAAACTAAAATAGTGTCTTCAGATCCCGTAGAAGTTAAAAAGGTAGATAGTGTGGATGACCCACAAAAAGATTATGAATACAGTAGAGGGCAACTTTACAATCTAATAGATAAAGGTCAAGAAGCAATTAGTGGAATACTTGAACTTGCTCAGGAATCAGGACATCCTAGAGCATATGAAGTAGCAGGACAATTAATTAAATCTGTTGGTGATGTTACAGATAAATTAATTGATCTTCAAAAGAAAATGAAAGATCTTGATGCCCCACAGAAAAATGGACCAACAACAGTTAACAATGCACTATTTGTTGGATCTACTGCTGAACTATCTAAACTAATAAAGCAAGGACTTCTAAATAATATAGAAGAATAGTTTCAAATATGAAAGATCCTAAAGGTCCTGTAAAGCCATATAGATCTCCAGAGGAAATTGCTAAAAAGCATAAAGTACCTTTAGGTGATATTATGAAACAAGTTAAAATTGGAACTAAAGTGGAAGGTGAACATACCACAAGTAAAAGTGGCGCAAAAATAACAGCACTTCAACATGTAGATGAACTTCCAGATTATTATACAAAACTTAAAAAAGTAGAAAAGAAACCTACCATGAAAAAAGAAGAAGTTGATGTAGATCAGCAATATAAGGAAGATACTAAATATTGCCTTCTTTGTAGAAAGAATGAGAAGAGAATGGAATGTTCTTGGGGACCCAATATGTGGGATAAGTATAGTATTGCAAAAATTCATCCCACCAATGAATCAAAGATCCATGAGGATCATAAAGAAATTGATTCTGGTAAGAAGAAAGATGATGAAGGGTATATGGCAAGGATTGAATTTGATCAAATTGAAAGATCAATTAATATTCTTAGAAAACTTGTAAAAAAACCAGATCAACAACTTCCTGCTTGGGTACAATCAAAAATTACTAGAGCAGCAGACTTTATTGATACTGCAGCAGAGTACATGTCTAGTGATGAGGATGTTTCTGAGACAAAAACATATGATCAATTTATGATTGAAGTTGCTGCATGGCAAAGAAAGGAGGGTAAGAATCCATCAGGTGGTCTTAATGAAAAAGGAAGAAAATCTTATGAAGCAGAAAATCCTGGATCAGATTTGAAAGCCCCACAACCAGAAGGAGGTCCTCGTAAAAGATCTTTCTGTGCTCGTATGGGAGGAGTAAAGGGTCCAATGAAGGAT